ACGCCTATGAATACCTTGGAACATATCCGCCGTTCATAAACCTTTCTTTTGGACTCAGTAAAAATTACAGCGAGAGCTATGAGACAGGAGGGGCTGACGTGGAGGGGTCTTCCGCTGGCTTTGACGTAGCGTTTCAGGTATTCACCGCTACTGCCGCCGACACATTCAACAAACTCGACAGTAGTTCTTACAAGCCAGGCGACACAATAGCGGAGGTCAAGACCGACAAACAATCTGATGTCACACAGTCCGTATGGGCTTTGATTAACAGAACCAACAATCTCATTGCAAAGAACGGCAAGTTCTATGCCAACTTCATGGTCAGATATTGTTATAGGCTATATGACGGCTCCACCATATTGTACTCCGCACCTGTTTTCATGCCAGTTTCCTTTCCTGGAAATTACAATGTCTTCTCCATGAATTTTGAATCATTCCGTGGCAAGAAATACAATATAAAAAGCCACAAACATGAATACATAGAGGATGTCAACTGGTTTAATTTGGACGCTTACAACAGAATTACAGACATAAGCACCATAAACATAAACAACGACAAAATCGCATATAACCGACAAGACAAGGACGGAAATGTGCATACGATAAAAACAGGCAATGCTACATTTATGTATGTTCCTAGAAACGTGGCATTGACTTATAAATACATATCTAGCCCTACAGGAAGTTACGCACAGCTAAACAAATGGAAAAATGTCGTGAAAGCCATCGATATCTACGTCACGCCTCCCATAACAAAAGTTGACACTTCTCAAAAAATAACAAGTGTAATTACAAAGCAGCAAAATTATTCCCTTAAAGCATTTCTCGCCAATAGCTTTTGGTCTAGGGATTACTCCTGGGATGGTGCTCCTGGGAAATACGAAAGAACTGAGGGGAAAATGTTCTGCGGAATAGCCATGGTTAATGTTCCCTCTACTGATGACGAGACTTATTGCAAGAAAATTGCCGATACATCTACATTTTACAAAATCGCCTCATTGGACTTGGAAAATCCTGATGATTTTCCTTTAGTGGAAACTGAATTAAAGATAGATAAGTCCGTGTTGGAAAACCTTGCGCTTCAACAGCAGATGAAGGATGACTACAAAAGTCACAATGAAATATACCCTGATGGGGTGTTTGTCTATAACCATAGGGTCAACGCATACAACATAAGGGAAAAACTGTTCAATGGCTTCGACAGTTCCATGTTCCCGATTGGCAATTACTTTTTTCCATTTTACGGACTGGGAAACAATGACACTATAAGCGTCAGAAAGATTGTTACAGTCATTGAGACTACAGAAGGAAGAAAAATCGTGGAGTGCATAAAGAATTTCAACATGGATTTGCTAGGACTTGCCAACACCTCCAAGTTTTATCCAGATTCCAGAGCTACACAAATGGTATTCTTTGGATATGTTGATGACTATACCAGTTCATCAACAATGCGAATGTTCTCTTTCAAGCTCACGGAATGTTCCGAGCTAAACGGTGCCATGCAACTCAGTTTCTTCACGGAGGACTATAAGCAATACGAGATTTCCAGTTTCGAATACACAAAGGATGACATCGTGGAACAGGCTTCCAAGATTTACACATCCGAGGCAGACAACCCCTATTCTTTCCCTGTAAACGGAATAAATACCGTAGGCATAGGAACAATCCAAGGGATTGCTACTACTACCAGGGCACTCAGTCAAGGTCAGTTCGGACAATTTCCACTCATCGCATTCTCTACCGATGGCATTTGGGCTCTCGACGTTTCATCAACAGGAACGTACTCAGGCATACACCCGATTTCTAGGGAAGTGTGCTCCAACAACAACTCAATTACCCAATTAGACCAATCGGTAATATTTGCCACCAACCGCTCTCTGAGCAAGGTTGTAGAATCACAGGTAGTTTCCATGTCAGACATGTTGGACGGTCCATCTTTATCCATACAAAACACTCTAAGTAAATTATATGATTTTTTTGCGGAAGAAAAAGAATGTACGGAAGAAGAACTAAAGACAAGAGAACGAGTCTTGCAACTCATGGACTTTGCAGAATACCCTATAGATTTCTTTCAAAGATGCCAAGTCATCTACGATTACAAGAACTCACGAATCTTCTGCCTGGATATAAACACCAAGGGAAAAAGCTCTGATGCAGACACGGTGGCATTATGCTATTCCATCCGAGATGGGGCATGGAACACATTTCTTATTCAAAATGTACTCACCGCCATCAACTCATACCCACATCCATACATCCAGTTTCGTGACGGAAGCGTCACATGCCTTGACAAAGGATATGATTTATCTGACAACAGCATACATGACGGTATCATTGTTACACGTACGTTGAAGTTTGACGAAGACGAATGCCCCAATGCCATTACAGGTTACATACATTCGCAAACAGCAAGCACTGCACCTATACTATGGCTATTTGGGAGCAACGACAACCAAAACTGGCACTACATCGGTCGTGTGGGCGGTTACAAGTCCAACTACATGGCGACCAAGAGCTACCGATATTTCCGCATCGGCATCTTCATGAGGATGCTCGCCAAGTCGCAATACATGGCAACTCGCCTCAACTTCGTTCGCAAGTTCGGCAAGATATAGACGAAACAAGCCCTCGTCTCCAAGGATTTCTCCAAGGGGCGAGGGCTTTTCCATAAACACCTAAACTAACAATGAAGTCATCAAGAAAAACTTGGGCGTCTCATCGTGTAGTTGTCACGACTTAGGAGGTCTGACTGAATGTTTCCATAGTCATCAGCCACCCTTTGGGCATACTGTCCAGCCTTGTCCGCATATTGGTCTTGTAGGAACTGGCTCATCACATAATCTACAATATAGCGGTGCATGTGGCTCTTCAAACCATCTGTCACAGCGATATTCCAATTTGGAATATACAAGACAAGGGTAACCACCTCATAGATTGTTTCATCACGTTCCTCACCTTTCTTGGTTACGATGGTTGTCTCTTCTGAAACTTCTCCATCTTTGGTAACCTTTACAACTTCCGTCCAAGTACCGTTTTTATTGTCGATGTAAGAATACAAATTGACTCTATTAACCAATCGTTCCAAGTTGTTGTTGTCTTCTGTACGTCCAACGGTCAAATATCGTTGTGCCGCAATCTTTAAATTTCCAAAAGCTTCCGTGACAGCACGGTTAATTATGCTCTGAGTTTCCTTTGCATCAGGACTTTCTATCGCTGCCCGAATGTCTTTTTGCGCATCCTCCACCAAACTTTGGCTTACAACATAGCACCTAGCAAGTATATCATTGCATACTTGCCCCAAGTCAAACTTTAACGTAATTTCCTTTTTATCCATAATTGCTGCTTGTTTTGAAAAGTATTATTTTAACCTATAAGGTGGTCTTCCACCACTCCAATCCACCTTTTCATGTCGAAAGTGCTGTCGAGCAAAATCCTTCGACCTACTCGAAACCACCGTCACATTGTCCCCCTTACTTCTTCCATCACCCAAACGAGATAAAGAATCTAATTTATTGCCATCTTTTTTCTCCCCCTCCTTCTCTCTATCAAAAAATCGTTGACCGACATCAGACTTTGCATCAGAATCACCGTCACGATTTGCCAAGTCTCTTTCCAAAAGCACATTTTTAAGTCCTCCGTCTTCATGCCTAGCATCTTCTAAAAACGTGAAATCTTTCTTCAATAAAATTTCCTTGACTGCTTGCAAATCAGAAACACCCATGGAGGCATAGTCCATTGCCTTTATGTCAGGAAAATCAGACAACCAACCAGACATGACTGCATGAACAAGATAGTTTTGAATCTGATTGGTCAGAAGTCCAGACAATCGAGTTGGCCAATAGGCCAAAGTCTCTATTACCAAACTAAAATCATCAGCCAAGGATTGAAGGTCAAACTTTTCCATTGTTGACGCAGAGAAACTAGACAGCTCATTTTCCAAGTCTGTAATGGCTTCCCTATAGTATATGTCAAGTTTTGGCTCTTCGCTATCACTCGCCCAGATAGTTTCAAAATCCACATCTGGATTATGCGCAGCAATGGTTGTTGTCAACCCCTCGACAACTCCCATTACGCTTTTCTTTAATATATTTATTTTTATTGTATTCATAAGCTATTTTTACACTTTTTCCAAACAAAGAATACAATTAACGATACTACATACAGGACGATAGGCACACCCAGCAACTTCTCCAAGGTGTCACACCGTTCCAGGAACGTGGTCACGTTCTTCCTCAACTCGTTGATAGAATCCTTGCTAGCAACCAGTAAGGAATCCTTGCTAGCTCGCAACTCCTGCAAACTGTCCACCGTCTGCCTCAGCACCGATACAGAATCCCTCAGTTTGGTCGTTTCCTTGCTTTCCTTGTTGGTCACTTCCGAATGCCAACGCTCGGTTTTTATCGGTTTCCCATCGGCATCCACAGTGGTTGATACGCTATCCTTCACTTGGCTCGTCTCCCTCACGCTCTTCTCACGTAGGCTACTCTGGTACCTCGCCATCTGCTCGAACGCTTGGATGAAACGGCTCTGCAAGGTCGTGTCTGTGTGGCTGCTGGTTCGGTCGTAGGCTACATATCTGTCCATCGCCACCGTCCGTGTCCTGCAACTTGTCAGGAACAGGACGAAGAGAAACAACGCCCACATTCCCAGATAATATATGATATGTCTCAGTCTCATTTTATTTCACTCCCAATGTTGATTTGGCTCTTACAAGATACAATTCTCGGTCTTCCAAGCCGTTATAACCACCGTTTATCTTACGAGTAATGGCACAGACATTGTCCTTGTCGGCAAGCGCATTCAAACCGTGGTTCTCCCAAAACCACATACTGGAGCGCACCGCACCAAGAGGACGTTCAAGCAGCTCAGGGTTGCTTACAACATCAAAACCACAAAAGGCTGCATACAACTGATAGTTGGCACGTCCTGTTATCTGTATCAGCCCACGCCCCTTGAAGCGAACGCCGTCGCCCCTTTGGGTGTTGCCCAAGTCCTTGCGCCCCTCGTATGCCTTGCCACTGGCTAGCTCCTTGGTATATCTCAGCTCGCCACTCTCATGGGCTATCTGGGCAAGATAGTGAGCCATGCGCAAAGGCGTGGTGATACCGAAGTCCTTGGCATAGCCATTGATGTAATTGATGTATTGGTCTGCCCTGCTCTTCGCATGGGGCATGATCCTGATGAGTTGTTCCTTAGTTATCGTCATGGTCTTCTGATTTTAAGTTCTTTTCCTTGTACTCCTGGTAACTCTTGAAATATGGGATGTCCTCTATGAACTTCGCCGACAAGATGTAATACAGGAAGTCAACCAACTTGTACCATGTGGAGTCTTGCTTCAATATGTTGCGCCAGTTCCGCAAGATGTTCGTGCCGAAAAAGTACGTGGTAGCCCAACATACATATTGCACGGCACTCACCGCCCTATCGTCACAGTGCAGCCACTTGCCTATAACAAAGATGCTCACCACTATCACGAAGAACACGGCGGCAAAGATGAAGCACATCCCTGCCTTCTTCCAATCCCACTTCTCGCCATTGAGCCGTGCCGCCACCAGTCCGAAGATAAAATTCAGCCACAGGAGCAACAGCATGGCAAAGATAAAATCCATGATGGGACTTAGCATGGCAAGCACCGCCCCAACCGCCATTACGACATAACTACGAATATCATTCATACCTTCTTGCTTTGTTACGTGCCCACTCCGTTGTGGTCACAATGCAAATATAGTGGATTATCCCCTCCCATTTGTGATAATTTGCGCAACTCATGACGAAAAAGGGAACGCAAGCCCTTCTCACGGCTGCGTTCCCATTCGATAGTCTTCTTATTCTGTCCTTTAGGTGTTATGGTAATCTCACTTGTGATTGAAGTAGCCCCACGCCTTGCATGTGCCGTATGGGTTGTCCTCGTCGTTGAGCCAACTGACCGCCATATCGACCACCTTGTCAAGCATCTGTTCCTCGCTGGCATCAGGGAACCACTTCACTAGCAAGTTGTGGTTGTCGCTATAGACCATGTTCAGTACCACGGCGAAGTCATGTTGGTTGTATGGGCGCACCTCGTCCTTCACGGTCTCGTATATCTCCAATGTCCTTGCATCGGTGAAGTACGGCGCATGGTGCTCCGTTCCCTTCTCGTCCTCAAACCGCATGTTCTTGATTTGAGCCTCGGCGAAGTAGTCGTTGAAGTGTCCGTTACCGACCACTCCGTAAATGTCCTTGTACAGCTTTAGCAATTCATCCTCCGTGGCGTGCATGGCCACAAACTCGCCGATTATCTTGGTCACGGCCAACATCTGTTCGTCCGTTGCGTCGGCTTGGTATTTCTTGATTAGCTCCAATAAGTTCATAGTCTTACGTTTTTGATTTGACAAATTTGAGGAGCTCTGCCATTCCCTCCTCCAACTTCGACAATCTCTTGTCGGTTGCCTGTTGCTCACGAAACGAGGTGTCGAGCGTTTCCAACAGTTTGTTGCAGTCCTCCACGGTCTTCTCAAACTCTGGCACCTTGCCAAGCACATCCTCAGCCTGCGTCTTTAATGCGTTCACCTCATTGATGATGTTCTCCTTGCTACAGGAGATGACCAAGGTGTTGTGGTACGCCGATTGCTCCGTATCTACGACCAAGTAGGTGTTTTGGTTGCCGTCCTCCGTCTGTACGCAAACATCTACATACAACTTGTTGTAGTTCGGCATCCCTGGCATGGGTGGCATCATGCTAGGCTTCTTGGTGGTGTCCATGTCGGGGTGAGGTGGGCTTACGCTCATCACCTTGCCCTGCTTATATTGTCGGGTCGCCCTATCAAACAGATGGACAGGGAAACCGCTCTTCAAGTCCTTGAATAACATAGTCTTCTATTTTTAAGTTGTGATTCGGCGAGGGAAACGGTAGCCTCAACACCACCATTTCCCCCTATGTTCGATACTAAGCTGTAGTCAATGCTACTGTTAGGGAATCGTGTATGTCAAGCACACGTGCCTTGCCACACACCACATCGTTCGCCTGTTGCATCCTGCCGACACTGGTGATTGTCACCGCCGTAGGAAGTGCCGTCTGACCTTGGAAAGCCG